ATATAGAGTATAAGGGTTTAACCGTTACCGTTACCAACCGTTACCGTCAGTATTTACAAGGCTTTCAAGGTATTTTTTGCCAATTTTCAACCGTTACCCAACCGATACCAAGGAAAGGATAGGTGAAAGTGATGAATAATAAGAAATTGACTGCACGGCGGTACTTAGAGCAGATACAGGAATTTGATATTTATATCAATCAGGACTTAGAACGCCTTGAAGAAATGAAAGTCAATGCTTGCAGTACAGGGGCAATAGATTATTCCAAGGATAGAGTGCAGACAAGTCCGTCAGGTGATACACTTTGCAAACAGGTAACAAATTATGTTGCTTTCAATGATAAAATCAATGCAGAAATTGACAGTTTTGCAGATGCTAAAGAACAGATCATCAAAGAAATCAGAGGTTTGCGTGATAAAAATTATGTTCAGGTGTTGTATAAAGTGTATGTTCAGTACAAGACAGTGAAACAGGCATCAAAGGAAATGAAAAAGTGCTATAATTACACGGTTGAACTGCATAACAAGGCACTTGCAGCGTTTGAAAAAACTTATCAAAACTTACATTATTTGATGTAATCGGTTATAATCTGACGATTGACAAACGGGTACAAGACAATTATGATAAACTTGCAAAAACTGGGTTGCAGATAATTCATAAGAATTATCTGCAATTTTTATTTTATGCCAAAAATGAGAAAGGAAGGGGTGAACCTTTGAATGGCAAAAGGAAAATATCAAGAATGGTTGACAGAAGAAGGTTTGCTGCAACTGGAATCATGGGCAAGGGACGGTCTGACAGATGAACAAATTGCTTCAAATATGGGAATATCAAGAGAAACATTGTCACAATGGAAAAAAAAGTATTCTGACATTTCTGACACCCTAAAAAGGGGAAAGGCAGTTGTTGACATTCAAGTTGAAAATGCTTTACTGAAAAGGGCATTAGGTTATTCCTATGATGAAGTGACAAAGGAAAGGGTACTTGATTATGACCCGTCAACAGGTCAAGTTGTCGGTTCACACATGGAAGTGACCAAGACTGTCAGAAAAGAAGTTCAGGGTGATACCACAGCACAGATATTTTGGTTGAAGAATCGCAGACCTGAACAATGGAGAGATAAAAGGGATGTTTCTGTTGAAGGTGAAATCAGCACCACTTCATCCATGACAGATGATGAACTGGATGAAAGAATTAGTAAACTAAAGGCAAAATTAGGTATTGCAGATGAATAAAACGGATTATCTTGCACTTCTCAATGAACTTGTTAAATGCAACAATGAAAAACAAATTAGAAGTGCAAAAACCGATTTTTGGCAGTATTGCCGAACTAAAGCACCTGACTTCTACAAGAAGGACAGGTGCTTTTTGCATGAATTTTGTGATGACCTTCAATCCTTTATTGAACCAACAGATGAACATGAAGTTTTGGTTGTGAATATGCCACCAAGACACGGTAAGTCACGAACCATAGGAAACTTTGTTGAATGGGTACTTGGTAACGATCAGACCCAAAAGATTATGACAGGTTCATACAATGAAACCTTGTCAACGAACTTTTCAAAAGGCGTAAGAAACACCATTCAGGAAATAAAAGGTGATGCAGATAAAATTGTTTATTCTGACATTTTCCCCGGTGTAAATATCAAGCGTGGTGACGGTGCTATGAATATGTGGTCTTTGGAAAAAGGCTATAACAATTACTTGGCTACTTCACCAACTGGTACTGCAACGGGTTTTGGTGCTTCAATAATGATTATTGATGACCTTATCAAGTCAGCACTTGAAGCCAATAATGCTGATACACTTGAAAAACACTGGACTTGGTTCACAGATACCATGCTTTCACGATTAGAAGAAGGTGGGAAGATCATTGTGGTTATGACCCGTTGGCATAGCCTTGATCTTGCCGGAAGAATCATTGAAACCTATGGTGATAAAGTCAAGGTTGTTCAATATAAGGCGGTTCAGGATGACGGTTCAATGTTGTGTCCTGAAATATTATCACGCAAGTCTTATGAAACCAAAAGAAAAGCAATGGGTGCTGATATTGCAGAAGCAAACTATCAGCAGAATCCTATTGACATAAAAGGGCGTTTATACCAGTCCTTCAAAACTTACAGTAAATTACCAGTTGATGAACACGGTCAGGCGTTGTATTCAGCAGTTAAGAACTACACTGATACCGCAGACACAGGTGATGACTTCCTTTGCAGTATTGACTATGTGGAATACAACAAAGAAGCCTATGTCATTAATGTTATCTATACAAAAGATGGTATGGAGATTACAGAACCCGCAGTTGCAAAAATGCTTTATGAAGATAAGGTCAATATTGCAGACATTGAATCAAATAACGGCGGGCGTGGGTTCGCAAGAAATGTTGAATCAATACTTAGGTCAAAGTTCAGCAGCAATCAAACGGTCATTCATCCGTTCTTTCAGTCAAAGAATAAGATTTCAAGAATCTTGTCTAACAGTACATGGGTTATGAATCACATTTATTTCCCGGTCAACTGGCAAGATCGTTTTCCTGATTACTACCTTGCAATGGTTAGGTATCAAAAAGAAGGAAAGAACGCACATGATGATGCACCTGATGCAACAACTGGTATAGCAGAAAACATTGGTGGCGGTGATGCCTTTAGTTTTGATTAAGCAATTACCGGGTAGAATACACGGTGTCAGCAGCAGTTTCTTTTTGGACGGTAGGAAAAGGCTGTCAAATGCTTACTCCGGGGCGGTTGCAATCGGTGACCGCCTATGACACCTGTATAACTACTTTTTGAGATATTAGAAACAAATTAGTAACAAATTAGTAACACATACCCTTGGAAACATAGTGTTTTCAGGGGTTTTGATTTTATTATGCAATGAAAGGGGTGAATTGAACCGTGTTCAGTTCCTTAATAAACACACTGACATTGAAGGTTTCCAACTTTATACTGGACGGTGCAAGGTCAAGGATGACTGACAAGGAATTTCTTGAAAAAGAAATTATGAAATGGAAAACGTCACCCCACCGCATCATGCAAATTAAGGGTTCACTGTATTATGACAATGAACACGATATTTTGAAGCGGAAACGTACAATGATAGGTGAGGATGGCAAGTTACAGGTTGTTGAGAATTTGCCAAACAACAGGGTCATTGATAACCAGTATGCAAAAATGGTCAATCAGAAAGCAAATTATCTGTTCGGTCAGCCTTTTGCAGTAAGTGGTGATAATGACCAGTACGTTGAACTGCTGAAAAAAGTGTTCAATAAGCGGTTTATGAAAACCATAAAAAACAGCGGTAAGGCAGCATACAACGGGGGAATCTGTTGGTTATATCCGTATTATGACAATGAAGGTCATTTCACTTTCAGGCTGTTCCCCGGCTATGAGATTTTGCCGTTTTGGAAAGACAACGATCATACAATGCTTGACTTTGCAGTCAGGCTTTACTTGGTGATTGGATATGAGGGAACAACCCCAACCGTTATTGAAAAGGTTGAAGTGTATGATGTTGATGGTGTTCACAGGTTCATTCTTGACCACGGCACACTTATCCCTGATCTGACAAACAACGGTGAAGCCGATTGTTACCATGTCACCATGACGGATGCAACCGGGAAGGTGACAGGGTTCAACTGGCAGCGTGTTCCCCTGATTCCATTGAAAGCCAATGAACAGGAAACACCATTGCTGAAAAGGGTCAAGTCTTTACAGGACGGTATCAATGTGATGCTGTCCGACTTTGAAAACAATATGCAAGAAGATGCCCGGAACACCATTTTGGTATTGAAAAACTATGATGGTACTAATTTGGGTGAGTTCAGAAAGAACCTTGCAACATACGGTGCAGTAAAGGTCAGATATGATGGTGATACTAAGGGTGGAGTTGAAACCCTTGAAATCACAGTCAATGCGGATAACTACAAGGCTATTGTGGAAATCTTCAAGAAAGCCTTGATTGAGAACGCAATGGGTTATGATGCCAAGGATGACAGACTTTCCGGCAACCCTAATCAGATGAACATTCAGTCAATGTATTCTGACATTGACATTGATGCAAATGATACAGAAACAGAATATCAGGCAGCCTTTGAAGAAATCCTTTGGTTTGTGAATTGCCATTTTGCCAATACAGGACAGGGGAACTTTGAAGGTGAAGAAGTAGACATCATATTCAACCGTGACATTCTTATCAATGAATCAGAAGCCATTGATAACTGTCAGAAATCTGTTGGTATTCTTTCTGATGAAACAATCATCAGTCAGCACCCTTGGGTGGATGACCCACAGGCAGAACTTGAACGCCTGAAAAAGCAGAAGGAAGAAGCACAGAAAGAAATGCTTGCACAGTATGACCCGTTTAGTACACAGAATGATGACCCTGACAATAAAGGTGACCCAAACAAGGGAAGTCAGGGTGGTGAAGTAGATGAATAACGGTGAATACTGGCAGAAGCGTTTTGAACTGCTTGAACAGGCTGCACACCAACAGGGGGTTCAGTGCTATGCGGATATTGAAAAACAATACCGACAGGCACAAAAGCAACTTGAAGGTCAGATTGCTGCATGGTATCAGCGTTTTGCATCTAACAATGGGGTAACCCTTGCAGAAGCAAAGCGGATGTTGAACGCAAAGGAACTTGCTGAACTGAAATGGGATGTGAACCAGTACATTCAGTACGGTCAGGAAAATGCGATCAACGGTACTTGGGTCAAGCAGCTTGAAAACGCATCTGCAAGATTCCATATCAGCAGACTTGAAGCCTTGAAGTTGCAGACCCAACAGAGCATTGAAGTCATGTTTGGAAACCAACTTGACAGCATTGACAGTACAATGCGGAATGTTTACAAGTCCGGCTATTATCACACAGCCTATGAAATTCAGAAGGGCGTGGGTGTTGGTTGGGACTTTTCCGCACTGGATGACAAGCAGATCAGCAAGGTCATCAATAAGCCTTGGGCGGTTGACGGCAAGAATTTCAGTGAAAGGATATGGGGCAACCGTCAGAAGCTGGTCAATGAACTGAACAACACCCTGACACAGAACATCATCTTGGGAAAAGACCCACAGAAAGCCATTGATGAAATTGCCCGGAAGATGAACACTTCCAAGACCAACGCCGGGCGGTTGGTAATGACAGAAGAAGCCTTTTTCAGTTCCGCAGCACAGAAGGATTGTTTTGATGAACTTGATGTTGAACAATTTGAGATTGTGGCAACACTGGATTCCCACACTTCGGATATATGCCGGGGTATGGATGGCAAGCATTTCCCTATGTCTGAATGGAAGGTTGGTGTGACTGCACCGCCGTTTCATGTTCATTGCAGAAGTACCACAGTACCATATTTTGATGATGAATTTGATGCTGTCGGTGAACGTGCTGCACGGGATGAAGAAACAGGCAAGACCTACTTTGTACCGGGCAATATGACCTATAAGGAATGGGAAAAGTCATTTGTCAACGGTGGTGATAAGTCAGGTTTGCAAGAAGCATCACCTGATGATACAATCAAAGCAAAGGAAGAAATCAAACAGGTTGCGGAAGAATTAAAGATTGACAATTTCCCGGATGTTTTCAAGGCAAAAGGTGAATTGAAAAATACACAAGCACTTGTGGACTATATAAACGGGTTGGAAGGTGCAGATGCAAATGTGGTTGCCCTGTATAATAGCATGGCAAAATTGGAAACCATAGAAAACAATGGTATTCCGTTCAAAATATCACACGGTAGGAATCATGCTGTTTCAACTTCAACATATACATTGACCGGGAATTTGGCTGATGTAAAATTGACTATTCCAAAATTACAAGGTGAAAATCTTGCCGGACAGGTAAACACCACATTGCATGAAGAAATGCACCTGATGGATTTGTACGGTAGAAAAGACCCGTCAAAAAGTGGTAATTGGTTCAGCACAAGCAGAACAGCACTGATGGATGTATTCAAAAGTACATCAGATTCAATCAGTGATGAAGTTGCAGACCTATTTGCTGAACATAAAAAAGAGTATAGAAAGGTTCGGGATGAAGTAAATGCAAAATATCAGAATTTGATTTCTGAACTGAATAATTCAGTGATGGATAAAACCTTCCAAGGTTCACTTGCTGATTATAAGAAACAGTACAATAAACTGGTGTCAGCCATGAATGATGAACGTGATTATATGGCAAGAAACATCATGGGCGGTGGAATAGGAAATCTTGAAGATATTTATGATGCACTGTCAGGTGGTGTATTCAGAGATAAAGGAACAGTCATGTATGGTCATGGGTCATCTTATTACAGAAGCCAAGAAAGCCGGGTGCATGAAACAATAGCAAATTACGCAGCATTGAGCATAACAAGACCTGATTTGATTGAACTGCTGAAAGCAGATAAGCCGGATTTGGTTGCAGAATTGGATGCGACTATTGTTGAACTTTTGAAGAAAGTGGGTGATGGATGATGAAAAATGAATTGATTGAAAAAAGCATAAAAGTCAGACAGTTGTTTTCAGAAGTCGATTTCCCACCTACAATGATACAATTTTTTGATTTAGACAGTGATGAACTACTGGATGAAAAGATTAGAGTGTTGACGGCGTTAAAAGATGGAAAGCAGATTGCAGATATTCCAAACTTTTATGATATTTTGGAATTATACCCCAAAAACGGGGAACATTGGGACTAAAAAGCACGGTCAAATAGCCGTGCTTTTTTCATACCTTAACAAGTTATCAATAGACCTGTAATAATTGTTATATGGCGGTTATATGAGGTCAGAAAGGGGGATAAAAGGCACATGAAAACGTACACAATGAGAAAGGCATGGTGATCCTGATTATCTCCCGGCTACTGGGTCAAGTAGCATATAGAAAAGGCATCCGGCAGCGGGTGTCTTTTTTCTTGCGGGTTGTCAAGCGTAAACCGAACAAAACCAATCAATCATGTGGGAGTAACCCCGTATAAAAACGTATTTGAAAGGATGGTATAGAAATGACAAGAAAACAGTTAGAGGATTTAGGACTTACCAAAGAACAGGTTGATTCAGTAATGAAAATCAATGGTGATGACATTGAGAACGCAAAGGGTACTGCTTCAACAGAAATCAAGAACTTGCAGACAGAAGTTGAAGGACTGAAAACACAGGTCGGTGACCGTGACAAGCAGTTAGAAACCCTGAAAGCATCTGCCGGGGACAACGCCGATCTGAAAAAGAAGATTGAGGAGTTGCAGACCGAAAACGCCACAGCTAAGGCAAGCCATGAATCTGAACTGAACCAGTTGAAAATTGATTTTGCTGTTGAAAAAGCACTTACGGGTGCAAAGGCAAAGAACATCACCGCAGTTAAGGCACTTTTAGACCTGAAGGATGCCAAGTTTGACAAGGAAGGAAATGTCAAGGGATTAGCTGAACAGATCGAAAAACTGACCAGTGATGAAGGTACTAAGTTCCTGTTTGAAGCACAGAAACAGCAGCAGAATTTCAAAGGTTTTCAGCCGGGGGCATCCGCACAGCAGAAACCGGGTGCAGAAGTTGACACTTCAAAAATGAACTATGATGAATTATGTGCCTATTTAGCAGAAAATCCTGATGCTAACTTAGGTGAGTAAAAGAAAGGACAGGTGAAAATTTATGCCAAACGATAAGTTTGATTCTAAAAGTTTTAACCCACAGGCTTTCAAGTATATGGTTGGTAGAGTGCCGAACCTTCATATGCATGAGATCAAGAAGTCAAAAGCACTGGCGGGTAACCCTGACATTAAGGCAACCCTTGGTGGTAGTCAGGGCGGTACAGGTTACGCAAGAATTGCAATGCGTGGTCTGTTAGATGGTGATGCAGTCAATTATGACGGTCAGACTGATATTACTGCAACCAGTACCAAGACCTTTGAACAGGGTGTTGTTGCTGTTGGTCGTGCTAAAGCATGGCTTGAAAAGGATTTTTCCTATGACATTACAGGCGGTGTTGATTTCATGCAGAATATCGCAGATCAGGTTGGTGAATATTGGGACGGCGTAGATCAGGACACTATTATTGCAATTCTTGATGGTGTATTTTCTATGACTGGAACAAAGAACAAAGAATTTGTTGATGCTCACACCTATGATGTAACAGAGAAGGTTGACGGTAAAATGTCTGCAACTACTCTGAACAGTGCAACCAATAAGGCGTGTGGTGCTAACAAGAAGAAGTTCACACTGGTGTTCATGCACAGTGATGTTGCAACGAACCTTGAAAACCTGAACCTTGTAGCACACCTGAAATACACTGATTCACAGGGTATGCAGCGTGAACTTGATCTTTACACTTGGAACGGTAAGTTGGTAGTCATTGATGACGATATGCCGACTACTGAACAGGAAGGTTTCTATATCAAGGCAAAGTCAGCTGATGAAGGTGCTTTACAGGTTGTTGCTAACAGTGCAACACCTACTGCAAAGCAGATCAAACTTGAATCTGTCACACCTGTTGCAGACAGTTATGAAACACCAAAAGAAGGTGATTATGTTGTGTATGTTGATGCTTTCACAGAGTACACAACTTATGTACTTGGTAATGGTTCAATCAGTTATGAGGATTTAGGGGTAAAAGTACCTTATGAAATGAATCGTAACCCTGAAAAGAATGGTGGTCAGGACACACTTTATACAAGACAGAGAAAGGTTTTTGCACCTTTTGGTATTTCTTATGAGAAGAAGTCACAGGCTACATTATCCCCTACCAATGAGGAATTAAAGAAGGGTGAGAACTGGACACTGGTACATTCCGGGGAAACTACGGAAAGCAAGCGTTCATATATCAACCATAAGGCAGTACCTATTGCCCGTATCATTTCCCGTGGATAATTTCTGATCTGAAAGGGTGGTTGCAATGTTTGATACTGATACAGTAAAAGAACGGTTGAAATCATTCGGTTATGAGGTCAAGGCAGATGATGAATTTGCCTTGACCTTTTGCGTTGAGAAAGTACGCAGCACAATCAAGAATGAAATCAACTGGAATGATGTGCCGGAAGGACTGGAACACATTGCCGTTGATATGGCGGTGGGTGAATTTCTTCTTTCCAAGAAAACCTTTGCACCTGATGATCTTACCGGGTTTGATTTAGAATATGCTGTCAAGCAGATTCAGACAGGGGACACCAACACGGTTTTTGCGACTGGTGAAGGTTCAATGACCCCTGAACAAAGACTGACTTCTTTCATCAATTACCTTTTATCCTATGGAAAGGCTGAATTTAATTCATTCAGGCGTATCAGATGGTAAAGCAGATTCAGGCAGCACAAAAGGCTGCAAGGAAAGCCATTGAAGCAACCTATTTTGGTACTTTGACGGTGACAGAACTGCAAAAGGTAAAAAATGAGAAGTCAAAACTTATGGAAGAATCAGAGGTTGTAGTCTTACAAGACCAACCGTGCAGATTATCTTTTGAAAAACTGCAAACAGCAATTCAGTCAGAATCAGCAGCAACGATCACGCAAAGCACAAAGTTGTTTGTTTCCCCGGATGTAACCATCAAAGCGGGGTCAAAACTGACAGTAACACAGGACAATGTGACCACGGACTACACCCGCAGCGGTGTCCCTTCCACATATCCAACGCATCAGGAAATCACACTTGAACTGTTCAAGGAATATGCGTAAATGGGTAGAATGGGAATGTCTGACTGCCAAGAAGGAATGAAAGACTTTCAGCAGCAGTTGCAGAAGTTGCAAAATCCTGATGACTTTGTGGAATCGTGTGCAAAAGAACTTGCTGCCCGGTTGCTTCGTATGGTGGTCAAAAGAACACCTGTCGGACAGTACCCGGCAAGTTCAGGAAAAAAGGGCGGTACATTAAGGCGTGGTTGGACTGGTGAAAAACGTGCATCAGCACAAGGGTATGCGGACAGCCTGACGGTGAATCATTTTGGTGACACCTATGTCATTGAAATTGTGAACCCGGTTGAATACGCATCCTATGTTGAGTACGGACACAGGACAGCCAATCATTCAGGATGGGTCAAAGGTCAGTTTATGATGACCATATCTGAACAGGAATTACAGAAAATTGCCCCAAAGGTGCTTGAAAACAAAATCAAGAAATATTTAGGGGGACTTGGTAAATGATAAATTCAATAATTGAAGCAATCAGTTGTTCCCTGAACAAAGAATTTGGGGATGATTATGAAATCCACAATGAAGAAATTAAGCAAGGTTTGAAAGAGCCTTGTTTTTTTATTGCTTGCTTGAACCCAAACAACAACCTTTTCCTTGGCAAACGGTATGAACGTACCAATCAGTTCTGCATCCAGTATTTCCCACAGTCTGCAAAGAAGCAGCGGGAATGTGCTGATGTGGCTGAAAGAATGTATGACTGTTTGGAGTATGTCACAACAGACGGTGATACCAAGCCAATCAGGGGTTCAAAAATGAATCATCAGGTGGTTGACGGTGTTTTGAATTTTTTTGTCAATTATGACTTTTTCACGGTCAAGACGGAAGATCAGACACCAATGGAAACTATGACGGCAAGCACGGATGTGAAGGAAGGTGGTTGATTATGGCAGCAAAAAAGACAACAACGGGAATTGCTGCAAGGTCTGAACAGACTGAACCAATGTTCAGCAAGGAACAGATTCTTGCATCTGCCCGTTTTGCAAACAGAAGGGACTTGGTGGATGCCCTTCTTGATACAGATAAAAGTTACACCTTAAAAACTGTTGACAATTTGATTGAAAAATACATGAAAGGACAGGTGAAATAGTATGGCTTTAGGTGGTGGTACATTTACCGCACAGAACAAAGAACTGCCCGGTGCTTATATCAACTTTGTATCGGCCGCATCCGCATCCGCTACATTGTCTGACAGAGGTATTGCAACAATGCCCCTTGAACTTGACTGGGGTATTGAAGGGGAAGTTTTTGAAGTGACCAATGAAGATTTTCAGAAGAACAGCCTGAAACTTTTTGGTTATGCCTTTGACAGTCCTAAGATGCTTGGTCTTAATGATCTGTTCATGGGTGCAAAGACCTTATACGCATATCGTCTGAACGGTGGTGGAGATAAGGCAGCGAACACATACGCAACTGCAAAGTATTGTGGTGTTCGTGGTAACGATTTGAAGATCGTGATTCAGAAAAATGCAGATGATGCAAGCAAGTATGATGTTACAACCTACTTCGGTACGGTCAAGGTTGACACACAGACAGTTGCCAAGGCTGCTGATCTTGTGGCAAACGATTATGTGACATTCAAGGCTGCTGATCTTGCTGTTACTGCCGGAACACCTTTAACTGGTGGTACAAATGGCACGGTTGACGGCACTGCACATCAGGCTTACTTGGATAAAATCGAATCATACACCTACAACACTATGGGCGTTGTGGTTACTGATGATGTTACCAAGAAGTTATATGTGGCTTTCAACAAGCGTTTGCGTGATGAACTTGGTATCAAGTTCCAGTTGGTTGTTTACAACCTGTCTGCTGATTATATGGGCGTTATCAGTGTGAAGAACAAGGTAACAGATACAGGATGGTCAGAAGCAGCACTTGTGTACTGGGTAACTGGTGCAGAAAGCGGTTGTGCGGTCAATAAGTCTTGTCAGAACAAGAAATATGACGGCGGTTTCACCGTTGATACCAATTACACACAGAATGAGTTAAAAGCAGCAATCAAGGCGGGTGAGTTCACTTTTCATAAGGTCAACGGCGTTGTCCGTGTGCTTGAAGATATTAACTCTATGGTGACCACTTCGGACACTTGCGGGGATGTATTCAAGGACAATCAGACGATCAGAGTTATTGACCAGTTAGGAAATGATGATGCAGTTCTTTTCAACACTAAGTATCTTGGTGTTGTTCCAAACAATGCATCAGGCAGAACTTCCCTTTGGTCTGACTTGGTGAAAATCCGTACACAGTTACAGGAACTTGGTGCTATTGAAGGGTTCACTGATTCTGATGTTACGGTTGCACAGGGCGATTCCAAAAAGGCGGTTGTGATTACATCAGCAATCACCGTTGTGAACGCTATGGGTAAACTCTATGAAACGGTTACGGTTGCGTAAGAAAGGGGTGAAATAAAATGCCGAATGTAACAATGAAAGCAAGGGACACTATTGCAGCAAAACTTGCTGAATGTTTTATCACAATCGGAAGTAGAAGATACAACTTCATGCAGATGATTGATATGGAAGCAAAGGTTGAGAAAACCAAGACTACTGTTCCCCGCCTTGGTGCAATCATGGCGGGTCATAAGTCATGTGGTATGGAAGGTACTTTTTCCGGCACGGCACACTATAACCAGTCAGTTCTTCGTCAGGCATTACTTGACTATAAGAACACTGGTGAAGATGTGTATTTTGAAATGCAGATCACCAATGATGACCCAACCAGTGATGCGGGCAGACAGACGATCATTTTCTATGACTGCAACACTGACGGCGGTGTGTTAGCAAAATTTGATGCTGACGGGGAATACCTTGATGAAGAGATTGAAGGAACATTTGAGGACTTCTCAATGCCTGAATCTTTTGCAAACCTTACGGGTTTTCTTACTAACTAAGTAACAGAACCCCTTGTGTGGCTTTTATATAAGGTCATATAAGGGGTTTTTTCTATTCTTTGATAAACAGAAGGGAGAACAACAAAATGTCAAAATTTAGTGCATTTATGAAAGCGAATAAAAAGGTAAAGGAAAATGAAAAGTTTGCACCTACTGCTTCACTTCTTGGTTCAGACGGAACACCTGTCAGATGGGAGTTCAGACACATCAGTTCCAAGGAAAATGAAGAACTTCGTGATGCAAATACCATTGAAGTTCAGGTGACAGGCAAGCCGAACTTATTCAGACCGAAACTGATTACTTCAAAGTATCTTATGGCAATGATCGTGAAGTCAACGGTATTTCCTGACCTTTACGATAAAGAGTTACAGGACAGTTACGGTGTAATGACCCCGGAAGATTTAGTCTATGCAATGGTGGATGATGCCGGGGAAATGCAGGACTTCCAGTTATGGATGCAGAAGTTTCAGGGATTTACCAAGTCACTTGATGAAAAGGTTGATGAAGCAAAAAACTAATTGAAGAAGGGGATGGTGAAGCAAATTATGCTTACTATGCCCTTCTAAAACTTCACATTCTTCCATCAGTGTTCTTGGCTATGGACGAACAGGAAAAAGCCTTTGTGATTGCTTCAATCAAGTTGAAAGCAGAGCATGACAAGAAGGAAAAGAAAAAGGCAGAAGCAAAGGCAAAGAAAAAACACTAAGAAAGGACGGTGAAACAGGTGTCATCTATTCAAACAAGCATTGAACTTAACGATCAGTTCAGCGGAGTGTTGAACAACATCATTAGTTCGGTGAATCTTGCCGTATCTGCAATGTATGATTTATCACAATCTATGAACGCTGATATTGATACAAGCAGTATTGAAGGTGCAAGGGATGAAATCAATCAGGCAACCGCTGCCATTGAAGCAATGAATCAGGCAGCAAGCCGACAGACCGCACCTGATATTGCACCGCCTGTTGTGGATGGTGGAAATCAAGAACCGATTCCTGTACCTGTTGACCCGGTACTTCCTGACCCTTTGGTTGAAAATCCTGAACCAATCAGACCTGAAATTCAGCCAAACGCACCGCCTGACCCTGAACCCGTAGAAATCCCGGTCACATGGAACACTGACGGGGTGGATGTATTCACAGGAACAGGTGTTGAACGATTTCAGCAAGAAGTTCAGAGTGCAAACGATATGTTGAACACACTGAACACCACACAGGCAAGAATTTCACAGACCGCACAGGGAATGGATATACTGCCGGATGCAGCAGTTCAGGATATGAACACCATGCAACAGCGGTTATCTGCAATTCAACAGCGGATTCAGCAGATTGAGAACAACCCGGTAAATGTTGGGGCAGACAATGCAAATGCAGAACTGGAACAGTTGCGTATGCAGTTGAATCAGGCTATTCAGGAACAAAATTCACTGAATCAGGCAATGCAGAATATGGATGTTTCTGCTGCCAATGATGCCTATTTGCGTTTGTCACAGACGGTTGGCAACACAGAAAGGTATATCCGTGACAATGTGGATGAACAGGGGCGTTTCAATCAGGAAGTTTCAGCCGGAACACAACAGGCAAATGAACTGACCAATACCATCAAGCGGGCGGTTGCAGCCTATATCAGTATTCAGTCAGTTGGGAAAGCACTGAACATTTCAGATGAACTTGTTCAGACAACATCCCGTTTGAACATGATGAATGACGGGGTTCAGACAACTGCTGAACTTGTCAACATGGTATATGCAGCAGCACAGGATGCAAGGGGTTCATTCGGTCAGATGGCTGATGTTGTTGCCCGTTTTGGTAACAACGCAAAGGATGCGTTCAGCAGTTCGGAAGAAGTTGTTGCTTTTGCTGATCTGATTCAAAAACAGATGACGATTGCCGGGGCAAGCACCCAAGAAGCAGCAAACGCAGAATTGCAGTTATCACAGGCACTTGGTTCAGGTGTCCTTCGTGGTGATGAATTGAACAGTATCTTTGAACAAGCACCTAACCTGATTCAGAACATTGCGGACTATCTTGATGTTCCAATCGGTAAGATCAGAGAAATGGCAGCGGATGGGGAACTTTCCGCTGATGTAGTCAAGGCAGCAATCTTTTCTGCTGCTGATGACATTAACAGCAAATTCAATGAAATGCCTATGACTTGGGGGCAGATATGGCAGTCAATGCAAAACACCGCACTGATTGCATTTCAGCCTGTTCTTCAAAGACTGAACGATTTAGCCAATAGTGAAGCATTTCAGACTTTCATTCAGGGTGCTATTGAAGCAATGGCAACCCTTGCGAATATCCTTCTGAATATTTTTGAACTGGTCGGAACTGTCGGCGGGTTCATTGCGGATAATTGGTCTGTTATCAGTCCAATCATTTACGGTGTCATTGCTGCACTGGCTGTATATGCAGCATACCTTGGCATTGTGAAGGGAATAGAAATTGCATCCGCAGCTGCAACAGCAATTCATTCAGTGGCAATGTCTGCAAAAATCGGTGTTATGGCAGCACTTACAGGTCAGACAATGGCTGCAACTGCTGCACAGATGGGTTATAACGGTGCATTGTATGCGTGTCCTGTCGTTTGGATTATCGTGCTGATTATTGCATTGATTGCGGTAATTATGGCGGTATGTTCAGCAATAGCAAAAATGACAGGTATTGCAAATTCAGGGTTCGGTGTGATTACTGGTGGTGTGAACGTAGTGATTCAGTTCTTCAAGAACTTGGGTCTAACCGTGGCAAACATTGCCTTGGGTATTGGAAACGCCATTGCAGCACTTGCATCCAATATGATGACGGCATTTCACAATGCAATCTGTTCTGTTCAGTCATGGTTTTACAACCTGTTAAGCACGGCACTTTCAGTCATTGAAGGTATTTGTTCAGCACTGAATAAGTTACCGTTTGTTGAATTTGACTATTCAGGCATTTCATCCGCAGCGGATGACTATGCAGCCAAAGCAAGTGAAGCAGCCGGAAACAAAGAAGATTACCAGTCAATCAGTGATGCGTTCAATGAAGGTTTTACAACCTTTGATGCATTTCAGGACGGTTGGGAATCAGATGCGTTCAATGCGGGTGCAGCATGGGGTGACGGTATTGCTGATAAGGTTTCAAACTTTAGTCTGTCGGATGTATTTGGTCAGACAGATATTCCTAATGTGGGTGATTACACATCAGGGTTCAATGATGCAATAGCAAATTCAGGCGTGGGTGATAGCATTGGAAACATTGACGATAACACAGGCAAAATCAAGGATTCTTTGGATGTTACAGAAGAAGATTTGAAGTATTTGCGTGACATTGCGGAACAAGAAGCAATTAACAGATTCACAACCGCTGAAATCAATGTTGATATGTCAGGTATGCAGAACACCGTGAACAGCGGTGATGACATTGATGGTTTTATGACCAAACTGACAGATTCAGTCAATGAAGCAGTAGACAATATGACGGAAGGGGTGCATGAATAAATGGCAAGAAGCGGATATGATATGTATTTTGACAAATGCCTTTTTCCTGTCACCCCTGAAAAAATCAGCATCAAAATCAATGGTAATAACAAAACGGTCAACCTGATAAATGAAGGTGAAATCAATATCCTGAAAAAAGCCGGGTTGACCGACATTGAATTTGAAGCAGAAATCCCGCAAGTAAAACATCCTTATGCGGTGTATAAGAATGGTTTCAAAGAAGCGGGGTATTTCTTTGATATTTTTGAAGGGTTGAAAACAGGCAAAAAGACATTCCAGTTCATTGTGTGCAGAAAGACCCCGGTGGGGAAAAAACTGCTGAACACGAACATGAAGGTATCTTTGGAAGATTACAAAATTTCAGAGGATGCCAAGAACGGGTTTGACTTCAAAGTCAAGTTCAATCTGAAACAGTACCGGGACTATGGAACAAAGACAGTCAACATCAAAATTGCTGCATCCAAGCCAAAGGCAAGTGCAGAGCCTAAGCGGGAAACTAACAATTCACCCGCCCCGGCAGCAGCACAGACCTATACGGTTGTGCGTGGTGATTGTTTGTGGAACATTGCAAAACGGTTTTACGGTAGCGGTGCAAAATACACCGTGATCTACAACGCAAACAAGGGTGTCATTGGTGGCAACCCTAACTTGATTTATCCGGGACAGGTCTTGACCATTCCGGCAGCATAAGAAAGGGGTGTTGTTCAATGTACGTTGAACTACTGGTTGGGAATGAATCAGGAACAAAAGTATATCAACCTGTTGTTCAGGAAGGTATTGAATGGTCAACAGAAAGAAAAAACACCCCCGGCAAACTGGTTTTCAAAGTCCTGTATGACAACATTCTTGATTTTTCAGAAGGTAGTCCAGTCAGGATGAAGGTGGACGGTGACAATGTATTCTTTGGTTTTGTGTTCAAGCAACAGAGAACCAAGGACAAAATCATTACTGTCACCGCCTACGATCAGTTGAGGTACTTAAAAAATAAAGATACCAAGGTCTATGAAGGAAAGACGGCAAACCAATTTGTGAAAATGATTGCAGATGATTATGCCCTGAACCTTGGCACACTGGATGATACCGGGTATGTCATTGAATCAAGGGTTGAAGAAAATACTTCACTGTTTGAAATGATAGCAAATGCCCTTGACCTGACACTGACCAATACCGGGGAAATGTATGTGTTATATGATGACTTTGGGAAACTTACCCTGAAAAGCCTGTCATCTATGTATGTGGGTGTTCCGGGGGCGTACCTGATGATTGATGAAGAAACCGGGCAAAACTTTGACTATACTTCATCTATTGATGAAAACACATATAACAAAATCAAACTGACCTATGATAACAAAGACACAGGAAAGCGTGATGTTTACATCACACAGGATTCTTCCAACATTAACAAGTGGGGTATCTTACAGTATTTTGACACATTGCAGAAAGGTGAAAACGGTCAGGCAAAAGCAGATGCCCTTTTGAAACTGTATAACAAAAAGACCCGTAACCTGAAAATCACCAATGCTTTAGGTGACAACAGAGTGCGGGCGGGTTCAATGGTTGTCATCAACCTTGACCTTGGTGATGTAAAACTGAAAAACTGGATGCTTGTTGAAAAATGCAAGCATACCTACAAGGAAGGTGAACATTGGATGGATTTGACACTTAGAGGGGGTGAATTTGTTGCCTGATGCAAATGAACTTGTTGATACCCTGAAAAGGGCAGCCGTTGAAGCGGTTGAAGCGGGGAAACCCGTGAACGTATATTTTGGTGAAGTTGTGAGTGCTTCACCGCTGAAAATCAATGTTGAACAGAAGATGATACTGGGTGAAAAACAGTTGATTCTTTCAAGAAATGTGACGGATTTCAGCACAATGGTAACAGTTGACTGGACTTCTGAAAGCAGTCTTTCCACCCACAACCACACTGTAAAGGGTGACAATGGCAGCGGTGGCAACATTGACTTGAACACAGGGTCAAAGAACCTTGCACATACTCACAAAATTACAGGAAAAAAGAAGATCATCATTCACAATGGCTTGGCGGTTGGTGATGAAGTTATCCTGATAAGACAGCAAGAAGGTCAACGCTTCATTGTTGTGGATAGGATAGGCAAATGATTCCTTCAACAGTTGGTTTTCTTGACCAAGATTTTGAAATTGAAACACAGCCAAGCCTAACTTATAAGATGGATTTAGACGGTGATTCAGTCAGGGGTCTTGTGGATGAACAGGATGCCATGAAGCAGATGATTTTCAGAACACTGCAAACAGAACGGTATCAGTATATCATATATCCGTGGTATTACGGCATTGAAACACTTGACCTGTACGGTGAACCTGTTACATGGGTTTGCCCTGAATTAGAACGCAGAATCAGTGAAGCGTTAGCCGTTGATGAAAGAATCACGGGCGTGACCGACTTTGAATTTGACCTGACGGTCAAAGGTGTGGTTCATGCCTATTTTACTGTAAAAACAATTTACGGTGATATTAAAGCAGAGAAGGGGGTGAAGATTTAGAATGTATGAAGATCAGACTTATGACATTATCCTTGAAAGGATGATGAACCGGGTATCTGACAAAATTGACAAAAGACCGTCATCCCCTGTTTATGATCTGCATAGTTCAACCGCCATTGAATTTCAGATTTTATACATTGAGTTGGAATATCTGATAAAAAATTCATACGGTGATACTGCTGCAAGGGAATTTCTGATTTTACTTGCAAAGGACAGGGGACTTTCACCTGAACCCGCAACCAAGGCAATCTTACAGGGTGAGTTCACACCAACAAACATTGATGTTACTGGAAAGCGTTTCAACATTGGTGAAATCAACTATATTGTGACTGAACAGATCACACCGGGAACATACAAGGTTCAGTGTGAAACAGAAGGTGTTGTTGGCAATCAGTACCTTGGGGATATGATACCAATGGAATATATTGATGGATTGCAGACGGCAAGCCTGACAAGTGTACTTATTCCCGGTGAAGATGAAGAAGATACAGAAGTTTTCAGACAGCGTTATTTTGACAGCTTCAATGAACAGTCCTTTGGTGGTAATCATGCTGATTATATGGCAAAGGTCAAAGGCATTGAAGGTGTTGGGTCATGTAAGGTCAAGCGTGTTTGGAATGGTGACATTAGACCCGCTGACATGATCGTCAGTACAGTGGTCAAGAACTGGTATGAATCAATCATTTCAACAGTTCCGGCAGCAGTCAAACCGTGGCTTGATGCCGTATATAATGCAGCCAAGGACAAGAAACTGACGGTTGGCGGTACTGTTCATGTAGTCATCACTGATTCAGATGATTATGGTGAAGCAAGTTCAACGCTTGTTCAATACGTTCAGCAGACACTTGACCCGGAAGAAAATGCCGGGGAAGGTTACGGACTTGCACCAATCGGTCATGTAGTCAGTGTTGCAAGTGCATCACCTGTCAGTATTGAGGTCAAGACCACGGTAACCTTTGAAGAAGGTCACAACTGGTCAAATACCAAGGCAGCCATTGCAGAAGCAGTTGATGCGTATTTCTTGGAATTAAGAAAGAACTGGTCAGAAACATCACAAACCATTGTCAGGGTATCGCAGATTGAAAACCGCATCCTTGGTGTTGATGGCGTGGTGGATGTGACCGGGACAAAGCTGAACGGCACGGCAAGCAATATGACCTTGACAGAATTTTGCATACCAAAGTTAGGGGGTGTTTCTGCATGATAAGAGAAGTTGACCTTGTTTCATACTTACCGCCATTCATGCAGAGTTACAAAGAACCCGTTGCAGCACTTGAAGCGGAAAACCCTGAATTTAGTCTGATGTGGTCGGCAACTGACAGGTGTTTGCGTAACCGCTTCATTTCAACCGCTGATGAATATGGAATCAGCCGATTTGAAAAGATGCTGAAAATATACCCAACTGCTGATGATACCCTTGAATCAAGGCGTTCAAGGGTTCAAAGCAAGTGGTTCAACACAATCCCGTACACTTGGAAAGTGTTGCTTCAAAAGTTGCTTGTCCTTTGTGGTGACAGTGATTTTGAAGTGACTGGTGATTTCAAGACCGGGTACACACTGTATATTGACACTGACCTTGAATTATATGGTCAGGTGGAAGAACTGGAAAACATCATAAACACAATGATTCCTGAAAATCTTGTGGTTGTATCTAAGAACAGCATCCCTTGCAACATCAAAGGTGCTGTTCTTTTTGGTGGTGGCATCTGCTTCATCAATGAATTTATCATCACAAACGATTTCCGGGAAGTGTTTGATGTGAACGGTTCATCAGTCTTTGGTGGTGGAATCGTTCAGACTGAAATGCTGAACATCACAAATGACAGTCAGGAAACAGTGAGTGTTCAGGGTACAGTGAACTTTGGTGGTAAGGCAACAGATACCGCAATGGTAACCATTTCAACAGATTTTAATGAAACAATCCGGGCAGATATGGATGCAAAGGCAGCATCCGGCGTTGTTCAGGTAGACTTCATTGAGATAAAAACAACATAGAAAGGAATGATAAGATGGCAGAGTATTCAAAACTTTACATCACAAACAATGGTCAGGCACTTATGGCAAAGATGATTGCCGGGTCAGGAAACATTGATTTTACAAAAGTATGTTCTTCCAGTACCCAGTACACTGAAAGTCAGTTACAGGCATTGACCGCACTTAGCAACATCAAGCAGACAACCCTTGTTTCCAAGGTTACCCGCACAAATGAGGTTGCAATCAAAATTGATGCAGCATATTCCAATGTAGACCTGAAAGAAGGTTACTATATGCGTACACTTGGCTTATATGCCGTTGACCCTGACAAGGGTGAAATCCTGTATGCAGTCTGCATTGAAAAGTCAAATAACTGTTATATGCCACCATATAACGGTGTTACGGTATCTGCTGCATACTTACAGTTATATACCACAGTAGGAAACGCTGACAACGTATCACTTGCGGTCAGTCCGGGTGCGTATGCAACGGTTGGTGACATTCAGGCACTTGAAAAAGAAATTGCTGATCTGAAAGCCTATGTTGGATATTCAGACGGTGACATTTATGGTGTTGAAGTGGACTTTGAAAACAAGAAGTTCACAAGACTTGCCGGGGCAGTAAACCGTTCAGCGGGTTCAGGGTTTGACGGAATCAATGCATTTGGTGGCAGAAAGCGTTGTAACCTTACCAATGACGGGCGTGTTGCTGCATATTATGGTGAAGCCGGATTTTCTACTACTGGAAAACTGACACAGGTGGTTGACCGTAACCCGGTAGGTACTGAATCACCTGATGAAAACCTGAAATTCAGTGCCGGGACAATCGTTCAGGTAATGGTTGAACAGCCAAAGTTTTATTACAAGGTTGTACCGCTTAAAACTGAAAAGAGAACCAAGGGGGCAATCACAAGAAAAATCAGATACTATGTATCAGATACACCAAAGGCGGGATTCAAACTTCATCCGGCGTTCATTGTAAATGGTCAGGAAAATGATGTTGCATATCTTGCAGCCTTTGAAGGTTCACTTTGGGATGCATCTGCATCAGCGTACATTCTTGATGATTCACAGGTTGCTGACTTTGCTGCTGATATGTTATGCAGTATTGCCAATGCAAAACCGCTTTCAGGACTTACACAGAACGCAACCCGTGCCAATATCAGAAAACTTGCTGAAAAACGTGGTACTGGTTGGGAACAGGGTGTTGTTCAGACGGCATCCGCTTCACAGATGCTTATGCTGATTGAATATGCAACCTTCAATATGCAGTCTGTCATTGGTAACGGTGCAGTTTCCAAGACTGATGACGGTAAAACATCCATGACAGAAAATACAGGTGCAACAATCACCCTTGGTAATGCATCCGGTTCAGTTGTCAACGCTAACGGTATTCAGATTGTTTCATACCGTGGTGAAGAAAACTTTTGGGGCAACATTTGGTGGTGGATTGATGGAATCAATCATTATGCAAACGCAACCACAGGTGAGTGTGACACCTATGTTGCAGATCATGGTTTTGCTGATGACATTAAGGCAGCACCTTATGAAGATACAGGAATGACCGCAAAGTATGGAAACGGTTATATTTCCGCTTTCTGCTATTCAGAAGATTTTGATTGGTTGTTCTTACCGGGTGAGTTCAACGGAAACACTGCACTTCCTGTTGGTGATTACTGTTGGAATCAGAACGGTACTGGTTGGCGTGTCGCTATATTGGGTGCTCGTTGGGATTATGGCTTGTATGCCGGTGCTTTCTATTGGTATCTGAATGATGCTTCTTCTGATCGTTATCGGAGTATCGGCGGTCGGTTGGTGTATCGAAAAAAGGTAGCAGCATAACAGGCAACCAATAATTCACACAATTTAGGTAATCAGGATGCTAAAGATGACGATTTTCAAGCAGAAAGACAATAAAAAGACAAAAAACCAATGTCACTAAATTAGGTGCTAATTGGAATAATGGCTTGAATACCAGTGCTTTCTATTGGAATCTGAATAATGCTTCTTCTAATCGTAATCGGAATATCAGCAGTCAGTTAGTAAATGCACAAATATCACTTGAAACACCCCGTCAGAAATGGCGGGGTGTTCTTATAAATCAATGTACTGAAAACTGATTACCGTGCCACTTGGCAAAACATCAAAATACATGGGCTGTATTAGTAGACTGTCACCTGACGGGTTGAAAGTTCGGTTCAGTGCATACAGAAGGGAACAGACAAGCGTGAAACGGTATGGCAATCTTTATGAAAAAATCTGTTCAATGGATAACCTGTATCTTGCGTTTCAACACGCAAAGAAAGGCAAAGGATGGTACAAGGAAGTTCAGCAGATTGAGAAAAGACCATACTACTATTTGGCGGGTCTGCAATGGATGCTTCAAAACCATTTATACAAAACTTCGGAATATGCCACTTTTACGAAAAAGGACGGCAAGAAGGAACGGGAAATATACAAACTTCCATTCTTCCCTGACAGAATTGCACAATGGGCGGTTTTACAGGTGATTGAACCGCAGTTATTAGCGTATTTCACTGATGACACATATTCAGCAATACCAAACAAGGGTATTCATGCAGCATACAAGAAGTTACGGTTGGCGGTTGATACCGTGCCGGAAGAAATGACCTATTGTTTGAAAATAGACTGCAAGAAATTTTACCCTTCCATTGACCACGAAACACTAAAACAGAAGTTCAGACGGAAGTACAAAGACCCTGAACTGCTTGAACTGATTGATGAAGTAATTGATTCAATCAGCACTTGTCCGGCAACGGATGAAAACATTGAATTTTATCGGTCTTGTGGTAATGAAATCAAGATAGTGAAGGTAAACGGCAAGGACTTCATTGAAGGTGTCGGTATTCCAATAGGGAATTACTTTTCACAGTATGACGGCAATTTCTTCCTATCAGGTTTTGACCACTGGATAAAAGAAGTTAAGCGGGTAAAGCACTATTACCGTTATATGGATGATATTTGTATTTTTGCAAGAACCAAAGAAGAACTGCATCAGTCACTTGCAGAAATCAATGAATATTTCATACAGAATTTGAAATTAAGAATAAAAGGCAACTATCAGATATTCCCTTCGTTCATCCGGGGTATTGATTTTGTAGGGTACAGGATTTTCTTGAAAGATACCCTTCTTAGAAAATCCACCTGTCAGGAATTTGAACGGAAAATGACCGCAATCAGGAAGAAGATTGAAAGCGGTCAGGAAATGAACTATTCAGAATGGTGTGCAATCAATTCCTATAAGGGTTGGTTGAAATATTGTGATAGCAGCCGATTGTCTGAAAAATATATTGAACCAATTCAGCCTTATGCTGATAGGTACTATAAAGATCATATCAAGAAAGGTGGTAAAAAGCATGAAAGAGTACGGAAAAGTACGCAGTACAAAGCAGCCTGAACAGAAGGTCATTGATGACTATTCAGTTTGGATTGCAGAGAACATCACCCCGGTCACAGAAGCCGGGACAGATGAACAGCCGGGGTTCACTGGTTATGAATATGACCTGACCCAGTACACCAAGGATGAATACATCAAAATGATTGATGACAGAAACGCATCCTTGGAAGATCAGATGACACAGGCACAGGAAGCCATGTGTGAAATCTATGAAATGATGGCATAGGGAAGGGGTGAGAATATGGCAAACATTTATGCAGCACTTATCATCAAGGGTAAGAAGTCAATCAATGATGTTCCTGACAAGATCAGGGATGAAGTCAAACAGGTGCTTATTGATGAAGGACACCCGGAACTGGCAGAAGGTGGTAACTGATGTTGTTTCAGTTCATCATAAAAATTTTATTCAGAAAGGATGTGGAATCTATGGCAGTGATCTATGCAACTCTTATCATTAAGGGCAAGAAAACCTTTGCTGATGTACCTGAGAAAATCAAGGACAAAGTGAAGGAAGTTCTGATTGACCTTGATTGCCCTGAATTAGCAGAGTAATCAACAGACAAGAAATTATCACAGGAACAAAAACAACCGCTATATGACCCTTATATGAGGTCACAAGCGGTTGTTTTTATGTTCAGAAAGGACAGAGAAAATGAAACAGACTATTTGCAGTGTATTAGGTGTGATTGGTTCAGCAATCGCATCTTTTTTTGGTGGTTGGGATGCGGGACTTACAACCCTTCTGATCTTCATGGGTCTTGATTATATTTCAGGACTGATTGTTGCGGGGGTGTTCAAGAACAGTCCCAAGACAGACACAGGTTCACTTGAAAGTAAGGCGGGGTGGAAAGGTCTTTGCAGAAAATGCATGACCCTGATTTTTGTACTGGTTGCTTACCGCCTTGATCTTGTCATTGGCACAAATTACATCAGGGATGCAGTAATTATTGCGTTCATTGCCAATGAAACAATTTCCCTTGTGGAAAATGCGGGTCTTATGGGGTTACCACTCCCGGCAGTTATCACCAAGGCTATTGATATTTTACAGAAAAAGACAGAAAGTGAGGGCAAATAATATGATGAAGGGTATGGATATTTCAAAATGGCAAGGTGCAGTTGACTTTGCCAAGGTTGCAGCAAGTGGGATTCAGTTTGCAATCCTTCGTGAAGGTTATCGTCAGGCAGTAGATGGCAAGTTCTTTGAATATGTCAACGGATGCCGTGCCAATAATATTCCCATCAAAGGTGTATATCATTTCAGTTATGCACTCAACACAGATCAGGCAAGGAATGAAGCAGCATTTTGTATTGCACAGGTTGAGAAAGCCGGACTTGGCAAGGACACAGTGATTTTTTATGATTTTGAATATGACACTGTAAAACAGGCAAAGGAAAAGGGTGTCAACCTTGGTAAGAATGAATGTGTTGCTTTCACAAAGGCATTTTGTGAGTATGTGACCAGTCACGGGTACAAGGCGGGTATTTATTCCAATATTGACTACCACAAGAATATGTATACTGATGAACTGATTTCACAGTATATTTACTGGTTGGCTGATTATACTGGTGATCCTGATTATCCTTGTATGTTCCATCAGTACACAAGCAAGGGTTCTGTTGATGGTATTGCCGGAAATGTAGACCTTGATTATTTCTATGGTGATACTGCACAGCCTGAATCACCTAAGAAGTCGGTGGATGAAGTCGCACAGGATGTTGTCAACGGCAAGTATGGCAATGGTGCTGATCGTAAAGCAGCACTTGAAGCAGCCGGGTACAACTATGATGAGGTTCAGGCAAAGGTCAATGAGATTTTAGGGGTAGACACTACACCAAAGAAATCTGTTGATGAAATTGCACAGGAAGTCATCAATGGTGCTTGGGGCAACGGTCAGGACAGAAAGAACCGCATTGAACAGGCGGGTTATGATTACACCGCAGTTCAGAACAAGGTCAATGAACTTTGCGGAACACCTAAGAAATCCATTGATGAAATTGCAAGGGCAGTCATCCGTGGTGAGTATGGAAACGGTGCTGATCGTAAGAACAGAATCACCGCAGAAGGTTATGATTATGCAGCAGTACAGGCAAGGGTCAATGCCCTGATGTAATCTGTTACTAATTTGTTACTAAATAGCGGGATTTTGTGAGATTTGCGGAGATATTCAAAACTGAACTTTTCAGCAAATAAGGGCAAAAAGCGGGGTGTTATATCAATGAAATTTATGATATAATACATTTTTTAAGACGGGAAATGCTTGATTTTACGGCATTTCCCGTCTTTTTTGTTTCTAATTTGTTACTGGTTCAGCGTAAAAAATATTATTTTAATAGGGCAACGGTTTCCCGTAACTGTTCAATAGTCTTGTGATTATACACTCTGTTTCCCACATCCTTTGATTTATGACCCATCAGCATATCAATACATTTTCTGTTGCCTTTGGCATTGTCAAGGTTGGTTTCAAAGGTGTGCCGTGCTTCATGCGGTGTCTTGTCTGCACCTATCTTTTCCATGACTTCACCCCAACACTTATAGTAATTTGCCTGACTGAACTTTTTGCCCTGATAAGTGAACAGGTACTTGTTCCCTTCATCAACCAGTGCTTTCACAAATGGTTTGATTCGTTCATGTATCGGAACAATACGACACTTTCCGGCAGCGGTCTTGATTCCACCTTCAAAGTACCAGTCCTTGATGTTTACCTGTTCAGTTTTCATTCCCAACAATTCCTGTAATCTGAACCCCGTATATATGTAGATCAGCACGGTATTGACCCAAGGGTCATCTTTTATTTTCCACAGTGCATCAACCTGTTCAGGCGTGAACGGTTCACGGGTGGTATCAGGTATTGGTGGGGCGGTGGTAATTTGTGAATACATTTTATCTATTAGGTCAATTTCAAAAGCAAAACGGTCAAGGTGACCGAACAGATTCTTGATTGACCATTGTGTTGAATACCCACACCCGCAGTTGTCAATGCAGTCTTGCATCTGATAAGATTTCAGTGATCGGTACTTCACACCGTAGTATTTTGAACAGTGCTTGAACGCTGAACGCAAGGACTGCTGATTTGATTTTCCTAACTTTGGTAATTTGATTTCAGACCAACGCTGATAGAGTACAACCAAGGTGACCTTTTCCCGGTCAATGTCCCAAGGGTTGTTGTTATATTCAGCCAATAGGATGTTGGCTTTTTCTTCTGTTTCAGCGTAACCGATAGGGGTTTGTTTTGCGTGTCCCTGTTCGTCATATATGGTGACCTTGGCAAGCCACGGGCGTGAACGGTTACCCTTCAACTTGGTCACGCATCCGTAACCGTTTGGGTTTCTTCTTCCCATGTATATCATTCCTTCCTGATTGAAATTTCAAGGAATGGATGATATAATTAGGATTGCATAGCCTATATCATCCTATTCCTTGGTATAGAGTTATAAGAACCCTGACCGCTGCAACGGTTGGGGTTCATTTTTGTTCAGTTATAATTCAATATGTGAAGGTGCTGCAACACCTTTATTCTGTAAATCAAGAAATTTTCCATATTCCATTGCCGTTCCCCAAAAGGCAAGCATACCTTTGTCATATTCCACAACCAAGTAATACTTCTTTGCACCTTTTAATTTTGATGTGTTTTTTGCCTGACCGTGATATTTTAACATGAACTTTTCTTCTTCCATTGCTGAAAATGACTTGATTCTGTTCATTGGAAGTGTAACCGTAGTTTCAGGCTTGATTCTTCTGATCTCAAACACATCACCTTTCACTTCAATTCTGCAAGGGTAATCAGTCGCAAACCCTTCAATTCCTTCATAATGTCCTACTGGTATTCCTGATTCTTTCTTTTTTCCAAACATTTTTACCTTCCTTTCATTCAGTAACCGTTGTAACGGTTGGTAACGGTTTAAGTATCTGTTATAAATGCAGTATTATCAATAGGGTAACGGTTAGTAACTGTTGATAATTGATTTTCTTTATATTTTGATTATGTAGTAATTCTAATGTAAAAAATAAAAAAGTAAAAATATAGAGTATAGAAAAACAACAGTTACCCGTTACCAACAGTTACCTTTTGGAAAAGTCAACCCATATTATGCCGTTTGACTTCCTGATGATTCTTTTTTGACAGAATATTTTTCATCATCCAGTAATGTGTTAATTCGTTCAATGACTTTAATTCTGTCAACTGCATCCAGTTTAATAAATGAAGAAATCACAAATTGGGTTTCTTCATCATAAACTTGTTTTACCAGTTTAACAGATTCAGACTGTTCTTGAATATTTGAACAATCCATTAGATCACAAACTGATACACCAAGTTTTTCTGCTATGATCTTTAACTTGGATGTGGGGACATCGTTAGTCCCTGATTCAATCTTTGAAATAGTTGACCGTGCGTTGTCCGTATTCCACCCGCAAAGGTTGGCAAGTGCTTCTTGAGAAAGTCCTTTATCGTCCCGGTATTTTTTGATGTTATTACCAAGAATTTTCAGAAAATCCTTCTTTCTGTCTACCACAAATGTCACCCCCTTTCTATATGTAATTTTACTATGTTAGGGACTGAAAATCAACTTTTTTTAAGTTTTTTATAAAAAATAGTTGACATTCAATCCACATAGGTTTATAGTATGAAATGTGGACGGACAATCCACAAGAAACAAAGCAAGTAGGAAGGACACGGGTGAAGCGATAGGGCTACACGCAAGTGACATGGTGGTCAGGCTGCCGGATAGCAGATAGAGCGTGTGAAGAATAAACATGACCCGTCAAAGTAGTTGAAGAAAACAGGAACGGTAGGGCAAGAAAGCACAGTGTACCGCACTATTTGAAGAAAGCGGACAGGCTGAACCAATCGGCACTTTACCCCTAAAACAAGAAACCGTTAAGTGGAAGAATCAACCGCACGAGATGACACAGCACTTTGTTTCAGGGTCAGGAAGTTCCCCGACTTCCTGACTACTTCAAAAAGAACTGTTACAGCAGTTCCGGGGAAAAGAACCAAGGAATAGGATTTCAGTTCTTTCAAAAAATTGTCTATTGTGTGTCGGTCAACAGGTTTTGGTGGTTTTAATGTGAAACCCCGGCGGTTTGAACAGCACCGTTCAAAAAGTTCAATGATGTGTAACAGGTTTTCAGATTTTAATGTGAAATCTGATAAAGGAAAGACACCCCTGATTGTACTAAGGTGTGCTGACAATAGACAACTTTTTGAAGGAACTGGGAAAGGATAAAGGCAATGATTGATTTCATAAAAGATGCGGATTGCACCAAGGAAACACCCGTCAGATTAGGTGTTCCTGATGCACCGATATATGGCAAGGGCATCAAATTGAAACCAAGGGTTGACGGTAGAACTGATTCAGAGCATTTCAAGAAAATCTATTTGCCGGAACTTTTACCACTTGAAGAATATGATCTGATAGTTGTTTTGATTTCCGGCGGTAAGGATTCAGTTGCTTGTTACCTAAAACTTCTTGAACTTGGTGTACCAAAAGAAAGAATAGAGTTTTGGCATCACGATATTGACGGCGGGCATCCTTCAAGGCGTATGGACTGGAAATGTACCCAAAACTATGTAAAAGCACTTGCAGATGCAGAGGGTATCAAGTTAAGGGTTTCATACAGGGTGAATGGTTTCTTTGGTGAATTGTATCGGATAGGCGCATCAGAACCCATTGAATGGATTGACCCTGATACTGGTGAAGTAAAGCAGTGCAAACTTTCAAGCAATTATCTGAAATGCAAAGAACTGAAAGAACAGGCAACAGAGGAAATGGAAGAACTTCTGAAAAAGTATGGTTATAGAATGAAGTTCCCCGCAAAAACTGGTGATCTGTCACGGCGTTGGTGTTCTGCATATCTGAAAATATGTGTTGCAGATACGGTTGTCAGTAATCTTGACCGCCTTGGTGAACTTGAAGAACTGGGTGGTAAAAGACATAAATTCCCCGCAAAAGGTGGTACACATTCAGGGCGTTGGTGTAGTGGTAACTTAAAAGCAGCGGTTCAGGATAGTGTGACAGCCAATCTTGAAGAAACCAAACGTGACAAGAAAATCTTGATTGTTTCAGGTGAACGCCGTGGTGAATCTGCCGGACGGTCAAAGTACAATGAAATGGAAATACACCGCACCAATGCAGAAGCCAAGGCACACAGAATCGTTCATCAATGGCGGTGCTGCATTGATTATTCTGAAAAGGATGTGTGGGAACTGCTGAAACGGCATCATATAAACCCACACCCATGTTACAGGATAGGTTGGAACAGATGCAGTTGTATGATGTGTATATTTTCAACACCGCGGTTATTTGCCGGAGTAAAAGAACTTTTCCCTGATGATTATGCTGCACTAAGGCATGATGAAGAAGTTCTTGGGTTCACACTGGATAACAAAAAGAATCTTGATGAATTTATCGGTGATACACAGTCTTGCGTGTGTTGGAAGGATAAAGCAGCAATACATTCAATACTTACTGGTGAGTTCAACACAGATGACATATACACAAATGATTGGAATTATCCTGTTGGTGCATTTCATGGTGCTGACGGTGGTTCATGTTAGAAAGAAGGTGATTATGTGAAGAAAATAGTTGCAGCATGGATTGAACAGATTCTTGAATTTCCAACCAAACTTGAATACCTTGCGTACATAGAAAGCCTGAAAAAAGGCAAACCGCAGAAGTTCAAGGAAACATCATTTGAACAGTTGGAATCAGGAGTTGTTAGAATAACGATCAGGAAACAGTATAACAATAATGCGTTCCCTGATGATGAAAAGGAAGGTGAAAAATAAGATGATTAAAGGTAATTTATTAAGAGAAAAAATTGATGCTTGTGGTTTCAAATTGGTTTACGTTGCTAAACAGGTTGGGGTTTCTTATCAGGCGTTTTTGAAAAAACTCAACAATGAAACAGAGTTCAAAGCAAGTGAGGTAATGATCTTGAAAGAACTTCTTCATTTGACAGATGATGAAGTTATGGAGATTTTTTTTACCTAAAATGTGGATTGTCAGTCCACAATAAAGAAAGGATAGGTGATAAATTATGAGATTCAGCGAAAAGTTGAAACAGGCTATGCAGCAGTTAGGAATCAACCAGGCACAGGTTGTTGGAATGACAGGGAAAAGTAAGGGGTCAATCAGTATGTACCTGAATGACAAAACAGTTCCGTCAGAACAGGTTCAGAGTGATATTGCAGTATCACTTGGACTTGCACCTGATTATTTTGAACAGGAAGAAAACCCGGTGATCTTCAAACCTTCCAAGTGTGAAGATGGCATCCCAACTTTGACAGTGCATGAAGTTGCTAAGTTGATGCACAAACACACCAACACAATAGCACTTGGGTTACAACAGGGCGTTTTTCCTTGGGGGTATGCGATTCATACCAGTGAACACCGTTGGTCATATTTCATCAATGCAAAGCGTTTTGCAGAAATTGAAGGGGTGATCTGATGCCAAAGATTGAGTATAAAAGCATTAAGTTTCAGCAGAAAAGTCTTGAACTGATAAACCTTGTGAATCAGGTGGTTGAAGAATATCAGGCACAGGGATATGAACTGACACTTAGACAGGCATATTATCAGTTAGTTGCCCGTGGGTACATCCCCAACAATGAACGCAGTTATAAGAACATTGGAAATCTTATCAATGACGGTAGACTTGCCGGGTTGATTGACTGGCATAGCATCACAGACAGAACCCGCAACCTTAGAAGCAATAGTCACTGGGACAATCCGGCTGATGTGATCGCATCTGCAAGATACAGTTATCTGCTGAACAAGTGGGACGGTCAACCGAACTACGTTGAAGTGTGGGTTGAAAAGGATGCCTTAGTTGATATTGTGGGACAGGCTTGCAGACCACTTGACACACCTTATTTTTCATGTAGGGGTTACACATCACAGTCAGAAATGTGGAGTGCAGCACAGCGTTTCATTAGTCAAGATTACCGTGATAACAGGGTGATTATTCACTTAGGTGACCATGACCCAAGCGGTATTGATATGACAAGGGATATTCAGGAACGCTTGCAGATGTTCGGTGCTGATGTGTATGTGAAGCGTGTAGCACTGACCATGAATCAGATTGGTACATATAACCCACCACCTAACCCGGCAAAGATCACTGACAGTAGAGCATCAAAGTATATTGATGAATACGGCAATGAATCTTGGGAACTGGATGCACTTGAACCACAGGTCATCACTGATCTGATAACCAATGAGGTCACAGCACTAAGAAATGATGAAATTTACCGTTCAGTATGTGATTCAGAAGAACGTGGAAAAGATGAACTTAAAATGATAGAACGCAACTATGACAAGGCTGTTGCATTTTTAGAAAGTGAGGAATAGGAAAATGGAAAATAACAATATCGTTCAGAATGTAGTACATGGGTTCAAGGTGTTCAGACCTGATTGGACTTGTTCACCTAATGGTAACACTAAACAGTACACTTGCCCCGGAAAATTTGAGGAAGAAGGGGAACTTGATGTTTGCGGTCATGGTATGCACTTCTGTCAGACTGCTGCCGACTGTTTCAATTATTACAGTTTCAACAGTGAAAACAAGGTTGCAGAAGTCATTGCTTATGGTGATGTAAGAACAGAAGGTGACAAGTCTTGCACTGATAAACTGGAAATCGTGCGTGAAATCCCGTGGGATGAAGTGTTGCGAATCGTCAATATCGGAAAGAATTGCACGGGTCGCTGCAACACCGGGAACTGCAACACCGGGAACAGGAACACCGGGAACTGGAACACCGGGAAC